TTGTTGACCTTTGTCCGGATTGTAAAGGACCCCGCAGGGAGCTTTAGGCCTCAAGGGGGGAAGAACAAAAAACTCTGAACCCAAAAAAAGAGGAATGAAAATGACACAGAGAACTCGTCTTACAGAAAAAAAAGCTGGCGAAACCTTAAGCGGACCATTAGACGCTTCACAGGAATACAACACTGGCGATGCCTTTAACAAAAAGTATGACATTGGTGATCCTTCCAACTTCGGAGAAGACCCTATCTCTACTCAAGAAACCAAGGCCCTGCACGATAAAGATGTGAAAGAACGTAACGAAATGAACATCGGTGAATTACGCTTAGCTTTTGCTAGCGAAATCCGTAATTCTAAAAATGTTCGGGAACATGCTGCTAAGTGCGTTACTGCTTCTGAATGTATGTTACCTGGCGCTTCTGAAGAGATTATTACAGCCAACGCTACTGATCTGATGTTTCTTCCTGATTTTGCTCTTGATGGCATATTAAGTCGTCAAGCGGCTTTAGCAGAAGAAGTATTACAATCTGCTAAAGAAGAAGGCGAAGAAAAGAAAGCCGGTGAAGAAGCTAAAGAAGAAGGCGAAGAAAAGAAAGCCGGTGAAGAAGCTAAAGAAGAAGGCGAAGAAAAGAAAGCTGGCGAAGAAGCTAAAGAAGAAGGCGATGAAAAGCTAGTCGCTTTAGAAGCTACTGTTGCTTCTCTGAAGGCCGAATTAGAAGCTTTAAAACAAAAACCAGAGGGCGAAGTTGCTCCTGAAGGTGAAGGTGCTCTTGAGGGTGATGTCGCTCCTGAAGGTGATGTCGCTCCTGAAGGTGATGTCGCTCCTGAAGGTGATGTCGCTCCTGAAGGTGGTGAAGAAGATGACTTAGAGATCACTTTCAGTGATGAAGAAGGAAATGTAGAAGACGAAGGTCTTGGTGATGCAGAGGTAGAAGGACAAGGAACTGCTAAAACAGCAGGTACTGTAGATATGCTGGATTCTATTTTCCGAGCGTACGAACCTGCTGCAAGTGCTATGCACTCTGGTATGGTGCGCCAAGCCTCTGCTATAAACGATGAAGATGAACTTGCTGCTGTGTGGGGAACTACTCCTGACGTATCTAGTGTTTACGGGAGATAGTTTTAGCAGTTAACCCACTCCCGTCTACCCACTAGGCGGGGAATGTGAATAAAAAGAAGGTAAAAAATGGGACGAGGATTAAGCAATAAGCTGGCTTCTGATCTACAGTTACAACCTTTGTACCGTGGTACTCTTAATGGCCTTTGTGCTATTAGTGACGACGGCTTAGAGTTGCAAAACCGTGTCAATGCTCAGCAATTAGCAAACTCTACACTATCAGTTGATACTCCAAACGGTGTTTTAGCTGGTTCTGTATTAGCAATAGTATCTGCCTACACTGTAGGACCAGCTAAGGCTGTAAAGGGTATTTTGGCTGGTATCGTAGGTATCGCTGTACGTAATGCAGACGGTGCAGAATATGAAAGCATGCGCTCTAGCGCATCAGGTGGTATCACCTATTTACACAGTACAGGCTCTGTTGTAGAAGTACCTGTGTACGAAACTGTAGCTACCGACGGGATAACTCCGTTAGTATACACAGCTGGTGAAAACTTGTATGCATCTCAAAACGGTTTGTTAACAAACGCTTCAGGTTTAGTAGATGGCGTAGCCGCGGCAGATGCAACAGTTGTAGCGATCTTGATAGACCCACCAACTGCCAACAATCAACTTATGACCGTGCAGTTGCGCGTTTAAGGGGGACGTTATCATGACTATGAAAGTATCTAACGCACAGAAAAACGCCGTTATCGGTAAACATATCAATACCCCATCTGGCCGTGTTCGTATTGCTTCATCTATGCAGAAGCCTTTACGTGACCGTAGGGACTACTCCTCTATCGGAAGAAAAGCTTTCGAGGTGGATGAACTTCCTGACGGTGCTTTGCCATTGTATGACAAGGACCCAGAAGTAAAAGCTTATGCGGTATCTGAGGAAGGTGAAAACATTGTAACCACTTCTCGTGGTACTCGTGTACTTTTCTCTATGTTTGAAATCGCAGCCAACCCTGAAATTCCTATATCTCAAATTAAAGAACGTCGCTACGACTTAGTAGAACGCTCTATGAATTTAGGTAAAACACAAGTTCAGGCTGCAGAAGATTCACGCGTTTTTGACGTTATGGACGTTTTGTCTGTAAGCGGCTTTAATGGTGGTGTTTCTAACCCTCAGGTGAATGTAAACGCTCCTATCAGCCCATCTGCTTTTATTGACGCTTTTGCTGAAGTAGAAGGTTATGGTAACCGCGTAGCCTACATTTTTATGAATGCTCGCGATTTTGCTGACTTGCGTCGATGGGGTCGAGATGTTCTTGACATCGAAACTCAAGCTACTCTTTTGAAAACTGGTTTGTTTGGTCAATTACATGGCGCACAAATCATGGTTTCACGTATTGTAGAACCTGGTTACATCTATGTATGTACCGAGCCCGAATTCTTAGGTCGTTTCCCAGTACGTACTGAATTGACAGTACTTTCTGCTGATGATACTAAAGCTCGTCGTATCGGTTTCAGTATTTTTGAACAAGTAGGTATTGGTGCTTTTAATCCTAAAGGATTAACTCGTATCAAAGTTGCTCGCTAATAGTCAAAAATATGTATCTTATGAAGGACTAGAAGAATTTCTAGTCCTTTTTTCATACTAGGAAGGAGACCATATGAATATAAGAGTTGCTGAGTTACTAGAGAAGAAGATATCTGGTAGTAGACAGTTAAGCGCCAGTGTAAAAGATGTTTCTTTAGGTGTCTTATTATCCTCATTAGTCGAGGATCCCGAATTTCTTAAGGTATTCAAAGCAGAGGCCTTCCGTCTTTTCGTAGATATGGATGGTGTACTCACAGACTGGTTAAAACAATATGAAGACTTCAGTGGCAGACCCTTTGATGAATCCAAGGACATCACTTGGGGTATAACAAATAATCTGGAATTCTGGAGTACTATGAAGTGGTTACCTAAGGGTAGAGCATTATGGGATGCCTTAAAGCCTTTGTCCCCCGTGATATTATCCGCCCCGGCGAGTTCAACACATGCAGTAGATGGGAAGACCCTATGGGTGCAAGAACACATAGGGCGGGATGTTCGGTATGTGTTTGAAAATGAAAAATGGATATATGCAGATGCCCGTTCTATCTTAATAGATGATATGGACCGTAACATAGAACCCTGGGAAGAAAATGGTGGTATCGCGATAAAGTACACAGGAAACCCTACTGCGGCAATAAAAGAGCTAAAGAAAAAAGTACTCTCTAGATATTAAGAGAGTCGACCTCACCATAATCTGTTAATCCCCTACAGCTCTTTTAGTGTATTACTACTGGAGAAAAGCATGTTAGATATCCCTAGAGAAAAATTACAAAGGTGCCACATAACTGTCTTTGATGGGACAGACCCTTTGCTCATGTCTAGGGTAGCTCGGTCTTTAGGTTTACTACCTGAGACTTTAGTTATAGACTGTGGTATAAAAAAACTAGGTTTTGAAGATTTGGGACCCTCTAGGGAATATTACCCTAACCATGGTTATTATGTAGATAATAAGCTGGTATTAAATTCTCAATTGATTGATGATAAGACTATATACAGGGATTCACAAGGAAAAGAGTTAGAGGCTTTTGATCATATTCTTTTCCACGAGCTAGGGCATGGCTGGGATAGCAAGATGGGAGATCTATCTTTAAGTCCAGATTGGTTAGCCCTATCAGGGTGGTCGGAGATCCCCGTAAAAGGTAAGGCACAAATTATTATAAAGGACAAGGGGGAGGGATCTATTAAAGCCGGTGAGTGGTATTATGATACTACGGCGGGTTTTGTAAGGTACTATGCAAGAACAAACCCTTGGGACGACTTTGCTGACACCTTTGCCTTCAAAGTGGCGGGGCTAGAAGAATTTATACCTAAAGATAAAAATAAATACTTTGAAGAAAAATTGAAGGGGTACTCGTGGTAGGCTCTTCTTATCCTTAGCTAACGAGCTAGAGATGAGCCACAAAGAAAACCCCTCCTTATATACTGCAGAGGTAGTAGGGGCTCTAAAGGGCTTAGACCAAGGGATGAAAGAAGCAGCTAAAGCCTTGTCCGATGTAGGGCTGTGGCAGGGTAATCAAGAAAAATTCTTAGACATAGTAGAAAGGTCCCTGCAAGAGAGAAGGGCAGCAGATAGTGCTGCAATAACCTCCTATATTAATAACATACAAAGGTGGGCTAAGGTCTTCATCGAAAATGTATTTGCTTCTCAAAGAGTTTTTAAGGGGAACAACGATGCACTAAATAAGCTGTACTCGGTGGTCCATGATATACTATTAAGTAAGGGTGCCCTGCTTGATATGGTGGAAGAGGTAAGGTCTGCCTTAGAGAAAGAGAAAAAAGGGGTAGACATTGCGGATCCTGAAAGTAAAAAGAAGTATGATAAAAACAAATGGTTCGTAGATGAGGGGCTGGATAAGACTACGGGCGCCGTCCGTGATAAAATCCAAAAGATACTATCAAAAAAGAATGACCCAGAAGACCGGTCTAAATACCTTAGTGCTGTGAAAGATTTAGAGGAAGAGACTACTGTACCAGAGTGGCAAAGAATAAAAAGAGCATTAAAAAACAACGGGTTTAGCAGTACCGGGGAATTCTATCCTGAAATTTTTGAGAAAAAAGAAAGACAGATCGAGGGTCTAAAATTAGCCGCTGAAGATAGTATCATACCTTATACTAAAGATATGAGGGGGTTTATTGAGTCTTACAAGAAGGCTTTAAATCACTACAAAGGGAACCCCAAAAAGAGGGATAGTGTAATAAACACTTTTCATCTTATTGTATTGGAGGGTGATAATAACCTATATAATGCTATAAAAAGTTTTTATGAAAGATTACCTTCAGTAGAGAGGGTGGACGCCACTCCTCAGAATTCTCCTGGGGAAAGGGGACAGGCAGACACTGCTCCCCAGATAGGAGAGGATCATCTATCTCAGAGTCCTACTATGATAGCAGAAAGGACTTTAGAAAGAGGGGATAGGGATGCGGGGTCCGCTCTAATAGATGTGGTACTTAATGAAAATATGGTTACTGGTGAAAAGCTAAGAGATAAGGTATCTCGGGTGGGGGAGAGAATAAAAGGTAAGTATCTTATTCCAGAAGGGGACATAGACAGCAAGACTTTAAGTATTGCCTATGTATTTAAGGGTTCACCTATGGTGAAGATGCTGAATTCTTTAGTGTCTCTATTATCTGACCCAAAGAGATCCGAAGAGGATATACTCAAGGTATTTGAGGCCGAGGGTAAAAGATTAGCACCTGTAATTACTTCTGTGAAAAAGAAAGTAGATGTTTTAAGAGAAGAGAGAAGGCAAAGGAAAGAGCAGGAGAAGGCGGAAAAGACTAAGGCTACCCCTACTAAGGTGACTCCAGGGACAGATGATACAGCAAAGAGCCCTGATGATACAACAGAGAGCCTTGGTGAGAAAACTACACGGGGTAAGAAGAAAGCACCTCCTTTTGTAAAACAGGATAAGGAAGAGAGGGCTGTCCCCAAAAAAAGAAAAAGTAAGGCACCATATAAGAAGGTACCTAAGAATGTAAAGGATGAGGAGGTCATCCCTTTCCTTGATGCGGTAAAGAAAAAAACACCTAAAGGAGAGAAGGTACCTGAAGAGACGGTACCCTCGATAGAAGGTGTGAAGAAGCGTGTAGAGACGGAGGTTAAAACTAAAGTACAGGATACTATAAAGGTGGAGGACTCGGTCTCCGATCTAGAGAAGGATGTTAACAGGGCTTTACGTGAATTAGCCACAAGGCCACCGAAGAACGTAGTCACTTATCTGGAGGAGTCCATAGAGGAGGTCGGTAAGGTACTTAGTAGAGAGGTAAAGGATCCTCAAACTAGGAGGGCTACGTTAGGGTATCTAAAGGGTCTTCTTACTAAAACGGAGAGATTCTTAGATAAACCGGAGTCCCGGCAACATCGAGGGAAGGTAGAAGAATTATTAGAATCCTTTAAAGAAAGTTTGGCTGATGTACAAGGTTCTTTTGCTGAGGAGAAAGAGGCATTAATAGATACACTGGAAAGCTTTCAAAGACTTCCTGGGACCTCCCTGATGACGGGAGAGGACGTGGGGGACGGTCTTATGGGCATAGTTAAAGAGACCTTGTATACATCAGAGAATCCTTTAAAGGAGGAAACTGAGGCTTTAGAGAATGATACCAAAGAGATAAAGGATGAAGGGACCCCTCCTACCCAAGAGGAGGCCCCTACCCAAGAGGAGGCTCCCGCAGAGAAGGAAGAGCCCGTAGATGATAAGGTGGAGGAACCTGCGTCCCCGCAAAAGGGACAGAAACCTGAGGGGACACCTGGTAAGACATATCCTCAATATGTAAGAGGCAAGTCTTCTACTTTACCTTTATATGAATTGGAAACAGCGTTATCTCGCATAATGTCACAGGTGGAGGGACCTGCGGTAGAGAAGCAGACGAGCATAGTAGAGGGGCTTGATGACTGGGTAGTTGAGAATTCCCAGGATTTTACAGATGCTAAGGAATTAGAGAGTTTCCTACCTTATAGGGAAGTTGAGGCTCTTATAGGTTACTTGAAGAATAAACGGGCTAAGATCTCTACCGTGGATAGGCAAGCCAAAAAAGTACTAGATGCGCTAAAGAAAGCGGCAGAAAGTAAAGAACTTATCTATTCGAGCGAGAAAACCCCTTCCCTTTAGGGGAGGGGATGAGAGCGGAAATAAATTAGAACGAAATAGTTGGTATTAAAATTGAATGAATGTATATTTGAGTTAAGTCAGTCAATAAGACTCTAAAACCTCGGCGAGTACACTGATGGAGTGGGTGTAAGACCAATATGGGCAGTGCTTTTGCCTAACCCATAAAGGCGACTGCGGTGAAGTCAGAAGTTCCGACCCTTTAGGGTCGTGGGTAGTTCACTGAAAACTAGAAAAGGACACAAAGACATGAAAGATGCAGTAGGTATTTTTAATGGTATTTTTAGAGGTGATAGGGCGGTAAAGACATCTTCCGTACCAGCGGTTATGCTACCTGAGGTAGAGGCAACTAAAGCAGACCTTATTGAGGGGTTGCAAGGTGATCTCATTTTGGAGTATACGGCGGCACTGCAGTATTACCAACATTACGCCGTTATGCGGGGTGCTTCCTATGATAATATCCGTCAGCATTTGAAAGAGCATGCTGAGGAGGAGATAGAACACTCAGTCATTATTGCAGATCGTATAGCACAGTTGGGCGGTGTACCTGATGTTTCTTTAAGGGATATCAAGAAAAGTCCTAAATCCTCTGAAATGCTTTTACAAGATTTGGAGGATGAACACACGGCGGTTGCCCGTTATAAAGAAAGAATCGTACAGGCCATGGCATTAGGCGAGTACGGGTTGGCTGACGAGCTTATGGACATACTTCAAGATGAGGAGGAGCATGTCCAAGACCTTGAAACAAGTACGGGGGATCCCGATAGAGAACCAGGGAAGACATTAGAGGATCTCAGAGAGAATAAACCCGAGATGGCTGGAGTGGATGATTCTGGGGATTACCTAGCGCAGTTAGCAAAGACGCGAGAGTTGCGAAAAGAGAAAATTCTAGAAAGATTAGCAACTTTGCAATAATCTACTAATGGAAAAAGTACTGTTTTAATATAACAAAGAGTCTCCTTTGTTGAAAAGGAGACAAAATAAACAGCACATAAAATACAGGAGTACCACGCAATGGGTATGAAAAGTTACGTTGTCCTAGAGAAATTCACTTTATCTTTAATAAACAATCCCGGATTAAATATGGGCTTGACTGTGATTCCTGGGGAAATTATTCAGTATGATGGGTATAATGTTATTTATGGTAAGATAGAGGATGCCTCTGTCACCTTAAAAAAATGCATTGATTTAGGGTGGCTTCGAGAATTAGCGGGAAAAGCTGTAGATGAAATTGCACCTGCGCCAAAGGTAGAATCTTTAGAGAAGAAAAATATCGAGGAAGCATATGAGGTAGCCCGGGAGGTTAAACACCCTAGCACTACTAATGGTAACAATGCTCAGCAGATATACTCAAGTGCTACCTTTGCAGAAAGAGGTTTAAGCGTTTACACCGAGGACGGAGAAGGGGTTATCGCCCGGGCAACAATGTATGAAGACGCGGGTTCTACACAGCAGCATGCTACCGCAGCACAGACGGGTAGAACCAAAATTGCTGTTTTAGACGAGGGTGACCAGAATGTGATTGTGGCGCCGGTTAGACATGATAGAGGTATAGTGACCCCTAGTACGGCATCATCGGCAAATCATAGCCGTATAGTTAGTAGTGGAATACAGGGCTATCAAGGGGATACCAATGTTATTCAGGAACAGGAAGAACAAGAAGTTATTCCTTTAAAGTACAAGATACCTTCCCAGATTGGCAAAACAGAGGTTACCTCTAGAACACCTAGCTCGGATGAAGCCATTGAAAGAGGGATTCTAAAGAAAGCTGGTTTGCAATATAGTGAGCATGTTTCAAAGTCATCTACTCTTTTAGTAGAAGGTGACCAAGGGATAGTTTCAGGGGATCCTCAACAACAGGCTAAACAAAGAGAAGAGGCTCGCCGGGAATGGGAGTTAGCTAAGTTGGAGGCAATTGGAAGACGTAGGAAGAACCGCGAAGTACCACCAGCCCCAGAAACTCTTGAAAAGGCTCCTAGTGTGGAGGAAGAGGAAGAATTAACTGTAGGTGGTTACACCTATAAGGACATGAAGGGTGCCGGTTGGTCGGATGAACAGCTACTAGCGTCTGAGTATGCTATGTTGGTGCCCGTTTCAAATAAAACTAAAAAGACACCCCCACCAACCTGTGGAGGGGGAGTACCCTGAAAACTGGGAAAAGCTAAACCTAACCCAAAAAATGGATTTAGTTAAAACGCTGGATTCAAAAGATCAGTTGGACTTTATCCGCGTAAGCCGTAAGTCCCATTGGAAAGTCAAGCAAGAAGCTATAGCACGATTGAAAGAGTTAGTTTAGCTCTTTCCTAAAAAAGACTTAAGAGGCACCCTTAAAGGTGCCTCTTTTCTTTAGCTATCCAATATTCTTTCAATACAGAAAAGATGTACATGAGTAATAAGATTTCAAAGAGTACAGCATATAGGGTGGCATCTAGATACCTAGGTTTTAATAAGGAAGAGGATAATCTCCCTTGGTTAGATTATCTTAGAAAGAAAAACACTCCGGTAGAAGAAGCTCCTAACCAAAACACTGTTAGGGAACTCTCTAAGACCGTGGTAGATGTGAATCCGGCAAATGCCGATGGGCAGCTAGGTAAGAGCCTTTTGGACGGGGTACAGGATGGCCGAAGTACCTCTAGGGTGCAGGATTACCAACCCGCAAATGAAAACGACAACTTAGGACCAGGTAGGGGAGATTTATTCCCAGCAGGGTTCACAAAACCTGACAGAAGTGAAATGCCTGATAATTCTATGTGGATGTACTGGCTAAATAGACACCGGCAGGATGATGCAACGGGTACACCTTGGGGATCAAATTTATATGGCCCTTTTAACACCATAGAAGCGTCTCAGGGTAAGCATCTAAAAACCGCAAAAACTATCAAAGAAGTGATGGACTCAAGTACACATGAAAGAACAAGAGACATATTGGAAAGTGCTAAGGGTTTATCTGTAAGAGATATCTCCAGGAAGGGTGAGAAAGACGTAGGTAGATATGTATTGAAAGTAACTGGGGGGTCGGATGCCCAGGAGGTTACTCTCCAATTTTTAAAGGCAAAGGGTAAAGACTCCTTAGCAGAACACCCTTGCTTGATAGCTTGTACTTGTGAAGATTTTTTATGGGGAGGCCCCCAGTTTTATGCCGTGAAGGGTAAGTACATGTACATGCCGAAATTTCGACCCCAGCTGATGGAGCCTAGGAGTAAGGATAATGGGGGGAGAGGTAAGGGTTTAACAGCCTGTAAGCATATAGCGGCAGTGTCAGCTAATTTATCTGATTTTCTTCCTACTGATGAATCCTACACAGAGGATATCCAGAGTAAACTGCTAAGTGTGAAGGATGATGCTTTTAAAGATTTGTCCACGTTACCTAAAGAGGAGATTACGGAGGAGTACCAATTAGATAGAAAGACGGATTTTGTGCAGTTCTTAGAAGATGAACGGCTACATAGTGAGGTACTTGCTCAGGGTAGAAAAAGCTTAAAAGAAAAAGGTGTAAGCGAATATGCCTTGTATGACTATGTACAGGGAACCTTTTCAGAAATGAGAAAAGGAGTCCAGGAAAAGATTTTGGAAAGATTGGAGGATAGCCCTAGTACGATAGTGTTAATCCTTGTTGAGTACAAAAAAGCTTTTGGGAAGATACCTAGATATCTCTCAGATGCAGCTTACGAAATTATAAAAGATAAGATATCATAAAGAGGAGAAAAATATGCCTGTCTACACGTATAAGTGTTCCTGTGGGGAAATGAGGGACGTCGCACATAAATTAGGAGAAAAACCCGAGGTGCTATGTGATAAGTGCGGGGAACCCATGAATAGGTATGCTACGGGGGGTTCTGGTTCCTATATAAAAGGGCCTACTGCTAGTAAATACTATATGGAAGAAAGAAGGCTGCGCAAGAAAAGGGCGCAGATGTCTGTAACTCAATTAGAAAGGTACGGTAATAAGGGTCTTATACCCAATATCAATGGGGAAGAGATAGGTTCTTGGAAAGACGCCAAGATGATAGCCCAGGATAAGGGGGAGGACACAAGCAAGTTTAATAAGTATCTTAAAAAGGAGTCTCGGTCAAATAACTCTGCTGGTATAGACGAGGTTCGTTTAAGGAAGTTAAAAGAAAAAGCAAAGAACATTATTTAAAGGGGTAGATAGAGATGGCAGCTCCTGTAGTACAAATATTCTCTAAGAACAAAACTATCAACATAGTATCTATCTAAAACGGGAGTTGAAGGGACATTTTATGTCATTCTTACTAGAATACCTAATCAAAGTATTAGGGGTAAAAATCTTTCTGGTTGTACCTTTTTAAGAAGTTCGGTGGGGCTGGAAGAGTCCGATACTTTTTATATAGCCCTTAAGGGGGTGGACGCTTTAGGCGGGGAGAGTATACTAGGCCCATCTAGGATGATACCCTCTAATGCAGACCAGAAAGTGGATGCGGGAGCGCAGCAGAGCCCTATAGTCTCCTCCGAGAATTTATCCCGATTCATAGGGGCTAATGCACAGAGGCTACTATTTACCCAGGACGTATTCTTTATAGAATTCTTCAACAATTCTGGGGAGGAAGTACTATACGTGGATATTACGGGAGTGGAGTCAACCCCTCAGAAGAGCATGCCGGTATACCCTAGGACGTACTATACTATCTTTAGGCACATACCTAAAGACATGGGCGTGTCTTTAGTCTCTGGTGGGGGTTTAGTAGATACACGTATAGTGGTGCATTTCTAAGGGGGTGGTATGCTTTTAGGTTTTCAACAGAGCAGCCAGGTAAGTGCAGGCGTAGCCTCCTCTGTCCTAGGGGATCAGGTAGGTGCATATACTAGTGTTTTTAACAACACCACGGTAGTAAATGGTGTTTATCGGTTGAGACACCCCTTTAACACTAAGTCCGTAGTAGTGCAGGTATATGATGATAATAATCAAATGGTTTTACCCTCGGAGATAATTTTAATAAATAATTATCTCATAGATATAGACCTCTCAGGATCCTCCTCAATAGTAGGGGATTGGAGGGTTACAGTTTTGTCTAACACGGGTGGGACGAAGCAGATACGGTCTTTTACACAAAACTTCACACAAACGGATATCACGGTAAACGAGGACATAACCTTTACACATAACATAGGTTCGGAAGGGGTCTTTGTTCAGGTTTTTGATAACAACGGGAATTTAGTTCTTCCTTCGTCTATAGATGTATTAGACGCAAATAGGGTAAGAGTATCCGTTGCTGACGGTGGCCCCCTGGTGGGTTCTTGGAGCGTGCAGATATTAGGGGATAAGGAGGAGGCTAAGAAGGTTACCTCTTACGCAAGAAGTTTTAAGGATGAGGATTTAGTAGCGGGGGTATTAGAGGTAGAGCATATGCTAAATACCCTAAATGTAGTGGTACAGGTATATGATGAAAATAATCAGATGGTTCTCCCATCTGAGATAACTAGAGTTGGCTTAGACAATGCTTCGATTTCTTTTGCTGGGGCGGAGGAAGGTATTGCTGGGGAGTGGCAAGTAACGGTAGTGGCGGCTGCTACAGATGTGCCTTTATCTCCTGAGTCTATGGTAAGTACGCTAGTACCCTTAGCAGCAACATCCATACTCGATACAGTGACTACAAGTGAGTATGAGGCTTTATCCTATTTCATGAGTATTCGTAATACTACACAAGAGGCTTGTTTAGATTTTAAAGTTTTAAAGGGGTCGATCCCACCTACTTTTCAGATTTTTTCCGAAATAGGTGACAACTCTTTTTACACTCTTTCGGCAGAAGTTGTAAATGAAAAAACACATATCTTATTGAGTAATTTTTCTACGGAGGATGTTCACGTGTCATTCCTCAGAAAGACGCTAACCTCCTAGAATAATGTATTAATGGGTATAGCCTTTTGGGTACAGTTACTTAAGAGGTGTTTTTGTGAAAACGTTAAATATAAAGCATAAAGGTAAAATACTTCAGATACCTGTTGTAAATACCCTGCAGAGGGATGGTCTTTCTGCGGAAGAGGGTTATGTCGTTTTACACAAAAGCGATTTAGGAGACCCCACGGGGGTACTCGAATACTTTGATGGACAATCTTGGGTACAAGGGGCTATACAGGGGTATACAGGTGCTCCCCCCTCTGGAGGGATAACTGGTCCTGCGGGTCCTACCGGCATACAGGGTGAAATGGGTATACAGGGTGAAACGGGTCTTCAAGGTGGAACGGGTCTTCAAGGTGAGACGGGTTTACCTGGTTCCCAGGGTGAGATGGGCGCTCAAGGCGAAACAGGTGTACAAGGTGAAACGGGCGCCCCAGGTATACAAGGGGTTACAGGTCCTCAGGGGTTAGCTGCAGATGTTATGCGCTTTCTTGGGGCGATAACCCAAGATTCTGATTTCCCTAGTGAGGTGTCAAGGTTAAATGGGGAATCCAGAGGGCACGGGACAAACTTTTATAGAAGGTGATGAGATAGTTTGGAACTCTTCAACAGGGGAGTGGGTTTTAGTTGGTTCTAGTTTAGTATTGGTTAAGGGTGAGACTGGTGCACAGGGTGAAACGGGTTTGCCTGGCTTACAAGGTACCCAAGGAGAGACTGGTGCTCAGGGAGAAACCGGTGCACAGGGAGAAACAGGTGCCCAAGGTGACCAGGGTATTCAAGGTGAGACTGGTGCTCAAGGAGACCAAGGCATCCAGGGTGAAACGGGTTTACAAGGAGACCAAGGCATCCAGGGAGAGACGGGTGTACAAGGTGAGACTGGTGCCCAAGGAGAAACAGGTTTACAAGGTGAGACTGGTGCCCAAGGAGAAACAGGTTTACAAGGGGAAGCTGGTGCCCAAGGTAACCAGGGTATTCAAGGGGAAACTGGTGCCCAAGGTAACCAGGGTATTCAAGGTGAGACTGGTGTTCAAGGAGATCAAGGCATCCAAGGCGAAACTGGTGCCCAAGGAGACGCAGGTGCCCAGGGTGAGACTGGTGCCCAAGGTGACCAGGGTATTCAAGGAGAAACTGGTGCCCAAGGTGAGACAGGTGTACAAGGAGACCAAGGGATCCAAGGTGAGACAGGTGCCCAAGGTGACCAAGGTGTCCAAGGAGAGACGGGTTTACAAGGAGACCAAGGCATCCAGGGAGAAACCGGTGCACAGGGAGAGACTGGTGCACAGGGAGACCAAGGCATCCAGGGAGAAACCGGTGCACAGGGAGAGACTGGTGCACAGGGAGAGACTGGTGTACAGGGAGAAACCGGTGCACAGGGAGAGACTGGTGTACAGGGTGAGATAGGTGACCAAGGTGAAACTGGTGCACAGGGAGACGTAGGTGCTCAAGGAGAAACTGGTGCCCAAGGAGACCAAGGGGTTCAGGGTGAGACGGGTTTACAAGGAGACCAAGGTATCCAGGGTGAAACTGGCGTTCAAGGAGACCAAGGAATCCAAGGTGAGACGGGTGTACAGGGAGAAACCGGTGCACAGGGAGAGACGGGTGTACAAGGTGAGACAGGTGCCCAAGGTGAAACCGGTTTACAAGGAGACCAAGGTATCCAGGGTGAAACCGGTTTACAAGGAGAAACTGGTGCTCAAGGTGAAACTGGTGCCCAAGGTGAGACAGGTGTAAGGGGTGCCACGGGCATACAGGGGGAGACTGGTCCCCAGGGGGAAGCGGGGCAAGATGGAACCTCTGTAACACTAAAAGGTTCAGTATCTACTTTTAGTGATCTTACTAATATAACGGCGGAACCCGGTGATCTATATATCGTACTAGATGAGGACGGTGAGGGCTATGTTTATAGCTGGTCAGGGTGGGAGAGTGTAGGTAAAATACAAGGCCCACAAGGTGCGACGGGTATACAGGGTGCAACAGGGGTACAGGGTGCAACAGGGGTACAGGGTGCGACGGGCAATCAAGGCGTAACCGGCGTACAGGGTGACCAAGGTATTCAAGGTGAAACAGGTTTACAGGGTGAACAAGGTATTCAAGGTGATACCGGGGCACAGGGTGCCACGGGCGGTCAGGGTATCCAGGGAGAAACTGGCATTCAAGGTACTCAGGGCGAGACTGGATTGCAAGGTGACCAGGGGATACAAGGTGAAACGGGTATTCAAGGAGACCAGGGTATTCAGGGAGAGACAGGCGCTCAAGGAGTAACTGGTGAACAGGGTATACAAGGTGACCAAGGGGTAACTGGTGCTGAAGGTTCCCAAGGAGAAACCGGTATACAGGGGATTCAAGGAGACCAAGGGATCCAGGGTGAGACAGGTGCTCAAGGGATTCAGGGTGAAACTGGTTTACAAGGAGACCAAGGAATCCAAGGTGAAACGGGTTTACAAGGAGAAACCGGTATACAGGGGATTCAAGGAGACCAAGGGATTCAAGGTGAAACTGGCGTTCAAGGAGACCAAGGGATTCAAGGTGAAACTGGCGTTCAAGGAGACCAAGGGATTCAAGGTGAAACTGGTATACAGGGGATTCAAGGAGACCAAGGAATCCAAGGTGAAACTGGTTTACAAGGAGACCAAGGAATCCAAGGTGAAACGGGTGTACAAGGAATCCGAGGAGAAACCGGTATACAGGGGATTCAAGGAGACCAAGGAATCCAAGGTGAGACAGGTGTACAAGGAGACCAGGGAATCCAAGGTGAGACGGGTGTTCAAGGAGACCAAGGAATCCAAGGTGAAACTGGCGTTCAAGGAGACCAAGGAATCCAAGGTGAAACAGGTTTACAAGGAGACCAAGGAATCCAAGGTGAAACCGGCGTTCAAGGTGAGACAGGTGTCCAAGGAGAGACTGGTGTCCAAGGTGAGACTGGTATTCAAGGAATCCAAGGAGACCAAGGAATCCAAGGAGACCAAGGAATCCAAGGAGACCAAGGAATCCAAGGTGAGACTGGCGTTCAAGGGGATCAGGGAATCCAAGGTGAGACTGGCGTTCAAGGGGATCAGGGAATCCAAGGTGAGACAGGTGTACAAGGAGACCAAGGAACCCAAGGTGAAACCGGTTTACAAGGCGAACAAGGGATCCAGGGTGAGACGGGCGTTCAAGGAGACCAAGGAATCCAAGGTGAGACAGGTGTACAAGGCGAACAAGGAATCCAGGGTGAGACAGGTGTACAAGGCGAACAAGGAATCCAGGGTGAGACAGGTGTACAAGGAGAAACAGGTATACAAGGTGTTACTGGTCCTAGTGCAGCGTCTACAGGAGGGGTGGAAACTGTCCACTTATCTGCGTGCGATTCTACAATAGGGTCTTTTGATGGGCAATACCAATGGGCGGGGGGAGTAATACCTCTAGTCTCAGTAACAGTAAGCACACTAAAGGTATGGCAAACACAGGCGGGATCTGGTACCTTCACACTGGGTATATATGATAGCTCCTTTAATCTTATATCCTCAACGTCTGCTATAACATCAGGCGTCGGGCTAGTCTCTGGGACATTATCCTCCGCCGTTTCTTTAGTGGCGGGAACTCTCTATTATTTAGGAGTGGCGGGGAATGTAAACGGTGCGGCGATGTTAGGTATGACAAGTAGGTTTTCATCTAATCCGCCTTTTATTGCAAAACAGGATCTAAACTCGTCAACATTGAGCGACCCATTTAGTGGGGGATCCTCGACGGGTAGTAGAATATGGATAGCGGCATACGCATAGGGGTATTATTATGATTCAGTTTCCAAAGAAGTTTCCCTTTACAATAACAAATACTACTGAAGGTACGCTGTGCGGTATAGGGGCGGGGCAATCTAAATCTCTAGGACCTATGAATATGCAGGAAACATGGGATTTCTATAATGCATACGCAGAAACTCTCCCGGGGTATTTAATAACGGGAGATATCACATCATCAGATGAGGGTGGAAACCCTATAGGGGGTCATGAGGCCTCTGTATCCTTTATGAATGTTAGATCCATGATAATGGGATACCCTGAAGATGCCTCTGTACAGCAGAAGAATATGATAATCAGTGAGTACCTGCGCTTGTCCCCCGTTACAGCGGCACAGAGAGAGGATTTCCCCCAAGAGGATGGAGTACTTACTCTCCGGAGTGATACGGGTCAAGTAGAGGTGTATAGAGGTGGTCAATGGGCCCCCGGTTTTGGTGTAACGGGTGTACAAGGTGCCACGGGGTTACAGGGTATTCAGGGGGGTGCAGGCCCGCAGGGTGCTACGGGTGCGCAAGGTCTGCAGGGTGTACAAGGTACCCAAGGTCTACAGGGTGAGACGGGCGCACAGGGTCTCCAAGGTGCTACTGGCATGGTACCTAGTGGTTTAGTTATAATTCCTATAACTACCGCTAGTGCTATTGAACAACTGGGTGTCGTTTACTCTTTGCAGGGGTCCTCATCCTATACCGTTACACTTCCCGAGTCTACCGCAGAAAATGAGGGCATGTTCGTGTATCTTTATAAGGAGGGTAATTCTTCTTTAGGAAACAAGATAACACTTAGTACGGTAGGTGGACAACCCATAAATGCAAATAAGAAAACATATGAAAGTCTATATCTCCGCTTTACGGGGGAGGCAATAGTATTAATCTCTCACGGAGATCATTGGGATACTCTCTCCGAATCTAATATGTTTAGCTTAAGTATATCTGTAGATGATGAAACTTCCTTTATAAATGCTATATCAAAACTGAATGATTTAGGTAACGGTGGGGATATAAAACTAGTAACGCAAATTCCCCTAACTACCTCGCATGATTTGACTCTATTAGGTATCCGAATCTTTGGTGATAGCGGTGATGGCACACGTATCATCTTCTCGGATGATACTATTAGACTAACTGTCAGAAGGGGTTTCTACTTTGACTCTGTCCGTTTCACGGGTGTGCGTACACAAAGGCAGACGGGGACATCTCAGTACTTTTTAGAGTTGCTTAGGGATGGGGCGGGAGCTAATGCTGGTAAGTTTGAAAATTGTATGTTTCGCGATATCACAACTATTAATAGGAACAACACAAATGGTAACATTTCTATTAATGACCCAACAGGGGGCGGCGGTTGGAATCTAACCTTCACAGATTGTGAGGTATTTACGGTAGGCACAGGGGTAGGGGACGGGCTTCACTTTGTGAATATAGCCTCTAGCCTAGGTTGGACTAACATAGCCATCTTTGGCCAGAAAAGACTTTCAGATAACTTTAATGTTATAAGATATACTGGTAATACAGTAACCAATGATAATGTGATGGCGTACACAGACGGGAGTGTGGTATTTGATGGAACACCCGCAGATGATAGACTTTATAATAAGATAGTAACTATACAGAATCCACTGATAGAATATCAAACCCTGTTAGCTACGGGGGTAGGGGCGCAGGCTGAGTTCTTAGTTTCAGCGCAGGGGAGTCTGCATCGTGTACCCTTCTCGAAGATGACCGCCAGTATACCCTTAGTGACGGGGCCGCGGGGTGCTACGGGTGTACAAGGTATACAAGGCGATGCAGGGACAGATGGAGCACAGGGTACTACGGGTGCGCAGGGTACTACGGGTGCGCAGGGTGCTACGGGTGCGCAAGGCGAAGCAGGGTCACAAGGTGAACAAGGATCACAAGGTGCTACAGGTGCGCAGGGCATACAGGGAGATGCTGGGACGAACGGGTCACAAGGTGTTACCGGTATACAAGGGGCTACGGGTGTCGGGCCTATAGCTAATGTGGCGGGCACTAACATAGTAACAAGTATAGAGGTGGTAGCAACGCTTCCTGATGTAGGGAGTCGTGTAACAGGAAGGCTATACTTCTTAGTAGGGTAATGCTATGGCAGACACAGGTAATGTAGTAATCAATTCTTTTACTGAAACTAGCGAAATCATAATAGGCCCTAATGATATATCACATGTATGGATGGGTGATAACCTGCTGTGGCAAAAAGGTGGTGCGGGAGCGGAGGTCTGGCAACCCTTTGTAGCGAATGATGTCTTTATGGTAGAGTATACACCAGCATCTACTATGACGGTAGAATCCCTTAGCATGACGCACGATGTAACCCCTCCTCATTATAATTATATAGTGGCGATATATGCAGCTAATCAAAGTAAAGTGTTCTCTCAAACGGGCATGTCTGGAGTTTCTGTAGTAACAGGCGATATAGTAGAGGGCGTAAACTCCTATATACACATGGTGTCCTTTGGGGGTTTGGGTCCTACCCTAACGGGCGGTAGCACATACTATATAGGTCTAGGCGAGAGGTACGCGACGTATAGGACACTGGTCAGCACCCGAGACGATTCAGGAGCGGGAGCTTCCGTAAAGGGGTGGTCATTGACCAATAGCACCTGTCAGCCTTTCACCAGTACATCCTCCAATTTATATCTAAAGGTGGTACCTCTATGATTTATTTAATGAAACAGTCAACATCTAAAATAATAGGGTCTTTTGACACGATAGCGCTGGCAAAGCAGTTTCTAGTATCACACGGGATAGTAGACCACTCCCCGTACTTATATCTAAGGAGAGTAGAGGATATGAGCTATATCAGTAGGATTTGTTATGTAGATGGGGTATGTGTTTATAACAACAAGGATTTTTGGTTAAACCAGTCTCATGCAATATTAGACGATTACGCAACACACGTAGTTATTGATTTCTTTGGGGAGACCGTTCCGCAGTCTCGGTACGAGATAGAAATGAACAACAACTGCATGCGTCTGAATAATGTTTATACCTCTGCAGACGAGGTGGCCTACAATATTAAAGTGGGTTTCGAGTTCATTTCCCTGTTCAGGCAAGAGTGTTTAGTGTCCGATCTAGGAGGGCAAACGGGTTTAGGGATAACACAAGCCACTACGAATCTGATCCCTCTGGTAATGACGGGCTCTTTCGATGAGGCTAAAATAGTCCTAAGAGGGATAACTAGGGATACTTTTTTAACTGAAGAAAGGGTAACTAGATATACGGAGTTCTTTGCTGCAGCAGACGTGATTACCTATCAAGGGTAATCATAATCTACTAATATGTATACCATGGTATACATATGTCTAATAAAAATAGAAAAATAGTTTGGTCTTTGAGAGTCTCTCCTGAAACAAAGGAGTGGTTTGAAAACTACTCCGCAGAGAGATTAACAGACCCCGCGGAAGAGGCGAGGGCTGCTCTTGCTAATTTCATAGAACATAAAAAACAAGAGATGGGGAGAATGAAGTGAAAAAGAAGAAAGATGTATTACTGTCCTTGTGCATTATCGTAGGGGAAAAAGAGCAGGTAGAATTGGAAAGATGCCTGAAAAGTGTACAAGGAGATGTCTTCGATGAGATCATAGTAACATTAACACAAGAAGACCCCGAGGTAAAGAAAGTGGCAAAGAAATATGCCACGAAGACTCCATTTTTTAAATGGATAGATGACTTCTCAGCAGCTAGAAATTATTGTTATGATCAAGCCTCCGGTAAATATATCATGTGGTTAGATGCCGATGATGAAATCACCCCTGAATCCTACCGAAAGCTACGAGAGCTAAAACGTCTCGTATTAACCGAGGGTAAAGTACAATATATCTTAATGAATTACAATTACGCATGGAACGGGAACACGCCTATCCTAACGCTACCTCGTGAGAGAATCACATTAAATAGTAAATGGTACAGATGGCAAGACCCTATCCATGAATATATCTTAACGTACTCTGATGTACCTCATCTAAATAGGACGGACATCAGTGTAGAACACAGAAGAGTAAAAACTACTCATACAGACAGAAACTTAAAGCTATTAGAGAAGCTGTATAAAAGTGGCAAGGCATCACCCCGAAATGTGTTTTACTATGTGAAAGATTTATTCGATTCGGGGGACAGAGAAAAGTCTATCCCTATACTGAAGGATTATTTAAACGGCCAGCAAGACTACTACCAAAACAGGGTACAGGGCTATTTAAGACTAGCTAGGTACCTAAAAGAGAAACAAGACCTAGTGGCGGCAAAAGAAACACTTCTGAAAGCCTTAACGGTTAGCACGGAATACGCAGAAGTTTATGTCCAATTGGCTAATATCGAGATAGAGCTAAGTAAAGACAAGAAGAAGGCTATACCCTACCTAGAGAAAGCTCTTGCAAAAGACCCAAAAGGTCTCTTTGCTGCAGATCCTTCTTACTACGACAAGAAACCTCTAGAAGCACTAATGTTTATTTATGACGAATTAGGTAACCCCGAGAAGGCACTATTCTACGCAGAAGGGTACTTGGAAATATGCCCACAAAGCGCTACCTATGCTAATAATGTTATTTATTTAAAGAACAAGATAAATAAAATGAAGGAGGTACCTAAAGGGCGTACCGGGCATTTATCCAATTATAGAGTGGGTTGGTTTGAGGAAAATATCATTCCAGAGAACCCCTCGCAAAGAATAAGACGTTTAAATGTTTTGTTGGAAATGAAGAAAAGAGGGTACTCTGCTGGGATACATAGTAACTATCATAGAGTAGCTCTAGATAAAATAGTAGCAAAAGCTAAAAGTGAATTAGATGTGGCTATTTTTAGTTCCTACAGCTTCCTGGATATGGAATTGGTTAAGGCCCTGCAGAAAGAGGGTGTAACTGTTCTTTTTGACTTTAACGAGGGTGTTATAGGTATCACTAATGTAGAAAAGATGCTCCCCCTAGTAGACGGGGTAGTATGCTGCTCCAAAGAGCTTGCTAATATGGCGAGACCATACGCAAAAAATATTGCTGTCATAGAGGATGCCTATGAACCACTGGAAGGCGACGCATACGATTACTTCCAAAAACAGGACAGGCTGAAGGCACTCTACATAGGCATGGGAGGTAATTCCTACCTGGCTACGGAGTATTTAAAGGAAGCTATAGAAAAGGCGGGGTATGAATTAGATGTTTGTACTGAGTGGGAAAATGCTACTACACCTTGGAGCTTAGAGGGGTGGCAAGACGTGATGAAAGATGCACACGTGGTATTATGTCCTCAGAGGATAAAGGAACAGCCCGCAAAATCCAATATCAAGGCAGCACAGGCCATGGCCTTCGGTATACCAGTCATAGCCTCAAGTCTTCCCTCCTACTTAGAATTCATAAAACATAAACAAAATGGCTATCTATGCAATAATCCAGAGGAATGGTATGAGGCCTTACTAGAGTTAAAAGATTTACCTAAGAGGGTACAAATAGGTATGAACGGTAAGGATAGCGTAAAAGATAGATACTCTATCGAGGCTATCACGGATAAATGGGGGGTAGTACTATCTTCGTGGGAGACACAGAAAGACATCCAACGGGCTACTAATAAACCTCCCAAAGAAGAGTCTCCTGTACCAATAGTGATACCTGTATATAATGAGGTACATTACTTAAAGGAATGTGTAGAGAGCATTAGAAGAAACACGGCGTATCCTTACCACATAATACTATCAGACGCAGGGTCAGACGAGGAGACCTGGAAGTATCTAGAGTCTTTAGAGGGTGTCACAGTTTTAGGTAAAAGGGGGGAGAGGAAGAATTTCTCCCAAGCGGTAAATACAGGCGTGGCTAGCCTAGGCGCTGGGAAGTACTTCGTAACACTTAACTCAGATGTGATAGTTTCTAAGGGGTGGTTACGTAACTTAGTAGAAAAGATGGGTAGAGAAGACAGACTAGCCGCGTGTGGTGTATTATCCAACTGTGACAGAGGTTGGTTACACGGTACTAAGAACACGCCGAATTACCCTATGTATTTAAAGAAAGCGAAGCTAGAGCTTGTTCCCGTTATGACCCTGGATCAAATAGCAAATAATATGGACGAATTAGATGAGTTTATGGAGGGATCGAACGGGGCACTTTATGGGCAGTTTAAGGAGCAGCCGTGGGTTGCCTATTATGCCACAATCTTTGCCCGTTCTGCGTGGGACGAGGTAGGGGATCTTGACCCCTCATTTAAGAATGGGTGTGAGGATTTAGATCATTGCCGGCGATTAACTAGTATGCATTATAGGATCGGGCAGGCCATGGACTCTTTTGTTTTTCATTTTGGGGGCGTAAGTAGAGGTGCCTACCAAAGAGAGGGTAAAGAGGAGTATGATAAGGAAGACAATTATAATCATTGGTTCTATCAAGAAAAGTGGAAAAAACCTAGAGTAGCTATCTATACCGGCCCAGCTTGGGAGAAGTGGGGGCGAGAGACTGTGGATCAAGGTATGGCTGGGTCAGAAACATGGGCGGCAGAACTTGCTGCGGAATTTAGCAGGCTGGGCTTGGATACATATGTTTTTAACGACTGCATACATGAGGAAAAAGATAGGGATGGTGTATCCTACATGCACTACGGTAAATATTTTGAGTGGTCTAAATATCTACATGTGGACTTTCTCATTATGTCAAGAACCTGTGAATTATATAAGCTGGGTAAACTGCACGCCGGTAGGGTAGATGTTATGGTGCATGATATCTGGTTATCTCAGGACAAGGGCTATGACACAAAGAAATGGGCTGTTAAGAAATTTGGAGTACTCAGTGAATGGCATAGGGAGTTCTTTACTAGGCACCATGATATAACTCCAGAAAAAACATTTCTAACAGCAAACGGAGTAAGGCAGGAGCTTTATGAGGATGTACAGGTACTTGAGAAGAAGAACATGGCTGTCTATAGTTCATCACCGGATAGAGGGTTGCTGCAGTTATTAAATATGTTACCCCATATCAGGGAGGAAGTACCGGAATTCGAGTTAGTAGTAGCGTACGGTTTTGAGAACTGGGAGAAGGCTGCAAAGGCACGTAACAGTGAAAAAGAGATGTCCCTTATAAATAAAATAAAAGAGGCTTTAAAACAACCAGGGGTGAAATACGTCGGTAGGGTATCAAAGAAGCAACTATCTGAATACCAAAAAATGTCTAAGATATGGGCATACCCTACGTGGTTCACCGAGACCTTCTGTATTTCTGCCGTAGAGGCTGGTCTAGCTAAAAATGCTATCATCACAACACCCCTCGGAGGAATCCTAACAACAGTAGGGGAGGCGGGTTCTTATATAGCGGGACCAGATACCGTACACCCCACCCAATGGTCATTTACAGAAGATTACCAAAAAAGGTTCCTTTCTGAAGTTATAAAAATGCTAAAGGATGAACCCTACCGGTGGTACTGGGCGGAGAAAGCCTACAAGAAAGTCTCTGCATACTCTTGGGAGGTTATTGCGCGGGACTGGTTAGTGGAATGGGGGATGCTAGAATCATAATCTGTTAATGGTTTGGTAGCGGTTTTGAAAGACATTGTAACAAAAGAGGCATAAGTATGGCGGTAACAATAAGATTACAATTAGAAAAGCTATATAGTAATCAAGCAAATTTCTTTGTGGATAAGCAAGATACAGGTAATTTAGATGCCCAGTATCTGAATATCTATGTGGCGGTGGGAGAGTTCTCTACTTTTTACAAGGCAAAAGGGAATATACCTTACCTATCCGAAAGGGGTATATCTAACCCCCTAGTACCATTTACTGTAACACTAGCTGAGGTGCAAGGGGCAGACACTAGCTTAGCAGATGCTTCCTTTGTTACTACTCCTTTATTCTTTAAGGCCACTTATGTAGTAGAGGGTGGAGCGGAGAGTAACTTAGGCGAGGCTCCTATTAAAGCTGTAGGAACAGAGGGTGTCCTCCGAGGGCCCCAGATGGATAACTACGCAAAGAGTTCCCAGTTAACAGCTCTATCCAGTGCTGCAAGGGGTTGGGTCCCTAGTTCATCTTCGGCGCTAGGTGCCATAGCAGTATCTAATATACCCTTTTATGAGGATGAGTTTGTTATCGAGAGGACGTTTGCTGGTGAAGGGTTAATAGCAACAGAAACTATTTACTTAAAGAAAGACCCTCCTGGCGCCAGAGCTATGCAGATAACCTATTCAGATTACTCGGGAAGTGTTCCTGGTAAGGTTGAGTATAATCTTATAGCAAGACCTGCTCCTTAACCACGGCAAGATTACTTTAGATGGTGTATGAGAAGAAGCACTAGAGGAAGAATCCTGCTAGTGCTTCTTTTTGTCATAATCTAGTAATACGATTATCTAAAAGTACAAAGTCTTGTAAATCTAGTCCCAAGGTGGGGTAAGAGTGCAGACGAGTAATAAGAGAGGAAAAAAGCATGTCTAAAAAATATACTGTACTTCGCTATGATGGTGTTAACTACGGCGCTCTTTACTTAGAAGACGTAGGTGTTCGCCCACAGTTGTGTCTTGGTGTAATGGGCACTATCGGCCAGGATATCGTTGTTAACCCTGGTGATTGTATTGCCCTAGTTAATACCGGAAACGTATTAATGTCTCGAGAAAAAGGTATCTTGAAGAAATTTGAAGATGCCTTTGTTTTTGGAGAAACTGATACATTAGCTGGTGTAACTGGCCTAGGCATCCGCTCTGGTACCGTTGGTACTAAAGCAGATCCAAGCCGCACTATTGGTGATTTCTAAGGTAGAAATGTCTTAGAGAGTATAGCTTTAGAGACCTGGGTCACAGACCTCGGTCTCTTTTTGTTTTCTATGGTGAAAGGGTATATTGAAATACTCTTTAAATATCCTTTTTAAACTATAAATAATATATGGACATTAGCGCCCCTAGCACGGGACGATATATACAAGGACATACGGCGATGGCAGAACAAACAGAAGAATACCGTACCTGTGACATGTACCAAGCAGCGAGCTTAATGGCAGCAGGGTGTAAATTAGTAAGATACTCGTCGGATAAAGGCAGGGTATACTTCCATTTGGATAACAGGACCAGTTTAGCCGGTTCCTTAGTAAAGGATTATTTAGCACACCAGTTACAGGTAGATGCATTGGAATTGGTGGATAAGATAAGATCATTAAAGTCTTTATGTGGTGAGATACTAGGAAGCAGGAGATAGTATGTTAACATACCCAGAAATCGTTAAGTTACTTGAGGACGCTAAAAAAAAGGTAAAGTGGGGAAATCCACTGGTAGGGGAGATACACGAATCGGGTAATAAAGAGGTGGTAGGGATAGACGAAGAAGACTTCGTTCTATATGTACAGTTAACAGTTCCTTTTGAGGGTGAGCTTCCGGAAGATTACAGGGTAATTAATGCCATGGTATCGGACTTTGTTTCTGAGAGAAAGGAAACCTTAGAAGAGATTTCGCATAAACCCGTACTTGCTTATATCATTAGAGAATACCCGGGTGCAGATAGCACAGAACTAAGAGATGGCCTAGGGGAATTCCTATGGGAAGGCCAAGTAGACTATATTCCCCTTATTGACTACGAAAATAATCTCGTCTATATCGTACTAGAGCTAATATTGGCTATGGAAAGTGAAGGTGACGAGGAGGATGAAGAGGGTACAGGCGAAGAGGGCGCATAACAAGCCCTCTAAGATAATCTTCTAATCCATATAGCAGTTTTTATTATGACTGCTTATGTACCAAATATCTCGAAGGAATCCTTAAATAAAACACCCGCAGAGGGTGGTTTTTATATAGAGGACCCCCTATACCCAGGACAAGTATCTCCAGTCCTGATAGAAAATCCTCAGATACCTATACTTAAGCACGGCATGTTCCTAACAGATGGGGACTTGAATATAGTCTTTAGAAATAGCATGCAAGACCCTTTTTCTCCTTATGACATATCCTATGCAGTAGGATTCTTTTTTCCGGAAGGGGATGACTTCTACCCCCTGGGGTTCGCGGAGAGAGTCCCTTTAAAATTAAGAGAAGGGAGATTTCGCCCTAACTTTATAGTGGGGGACACATGGTATACAGGTAGATACGCCATTAGGTGGAAATACCGGGTACATCAGGAGGAAACACCCAGAGAGGTGGATACCCTATTTTGGGTTAAGAGTGCTGGGGCATCGGACAGGAAGATAACAAGCCCGTATATGGATATTAGGGCAACGGTAGTAATAATATAAAGAGGAGATCAAGATGATAAAGATAGATACAGAGGAAGTAAAACAAAGAACCTTGTATGAGATACTAGCTTTAGCTGTTTTATATGCTAAGGGAGAGGATCCCATGGGCCTCGAAAGATATCTAGGTTTAAAGGATAAAGGTAAGACGGGGGTATTCACCTCGAGGTACGAGGGGAAAAAGAGCAAAATCCTGATGGTGCTGAAAGATGTATTAAGACAAGTCGAGCAAGCAGCCTCTCAAGAGAAAAAAGCTAACAAGGTCATCACCCCAGAGGATGCCTCAAAATTGGATGGGGAGCAGGTGTACGAGTTAAAAGTAGCGAGTAACACGGATATTGCTGAATTAGTGGAGAAGAGACAAAAGGATAATAAAAAAGGTTTACCCGAAAACGAGAATGACCAGGTGCTGCGTCTACTAGGTAAAAAAGGTACATCAAGTAAAGACACCGCCGGTAACGACGAACTATCCGTACTGTATAAGTAAGGGGGCGAATAGATGAGTGTAGCTTTTCAAAAGGGGCAGGTCACAGGGCCTAGCGACTTAAAAGTATCTATCCGGAACAGCAACGGACAATTAGTGGATCCTTATGCTATCACTTACGCCGTATTTGATTTTACTACTGGTTTAGAAGTTTTGATTGGGGAGCCTAATCAGATACCTCAGTCTACGGGGGTAGGGGAGTTTTATGCAGCAGTTACTATCCCCTTAGATGCCAATATAGGTGATTGGGTAGTACGCTGGAGTTTTAAAGAAGAGGCAACTTCGCCTATCATGCAGGTGATCCAGAATTTTAATGTAGTGGATACTTCTACCGTCACCAATAAGTCTGGGTTTAGGCCTCCCCAGCTACCCTTCTTGGACGAGCTAATAAAAAGGCTAAGGATATCTCTAAGAGATAATAACCCAGACAGGAACTATCGTTTTAGACCCCCTTCTACGGAGAAGTTCCTCCAGACACAGACGGAGGTTTTCGGGTATATTTGGGAAGATGAAGAGCTATACTATTACTTACTAGACACAGTTTATGATTTTAATTCAGCGCCTCCTGCTACAGATATTACATTAGATAACCTACCTTATAACTGGTCATCCGCTATCATAGTAGGGGCTGGGGCGAGAGCTTGTCGTGCGGTAGCTCTAAACTGGATCGCCGATGAGTTTAATTACTCTATATCAGGGGTATCCTTGGACCTTGAGAAAAGCTCTAAGTACATGTCCATGAAAGAGAATCTAGAACAAAGCTTTGACAAGTTGAAAGAGGAAGCGAAAAGAACTATTAAGATAACAAAAGGTTTGAAACAACCTAGGTTTGGGATAGGAATCTCGGCTGCGCTGGGCCCTTACAGTAGAGTGGGTGTGCAGTCTAGAAGAAACTACGTAAGTAGTGGCGGCGGTTGGAGCTAAAGAAGGAGAAAAAGCTATGGCTTTGGAAGTAGAGTATTTTGAAGATATAGGTAACAACCACCCCTCTGGTAGCCTATCATTAGGGTATTCCCCTGTGCTACCCGATGAAGTCTCGGTAGATCCTATTGGGGGTCCGGCACAGGTGTCTGGGGTAGATTTTAATGTTAGTGGTAGCACGTTAACATGGGACTTACCTAGTTCTGATATCAAGAGCGTGATAGCTGAGGGTTTTGTAGTTAATATCCGAGTGATGTACGAGAGGAATTAATGGCTGACTATACCCTAAAAGTCCCTTATGACAGGGGGGTTGGTTTTATGATAGGTTCTATCCGTCCTCCTCTGTATGGGGAGGGTGCGCATACCTTTTCTATCGTGGGTGGTGATCCTTCTGGCCTTTTCCGTATAGGGGCTGATACGGGTGTAGTAGAGGTAAATAATGAGGACTACTCAGATGCCTATCCCTTTCCAGATGAGATACAGGTAGCGATAGTGCATGAGGGGGTAACTACACAGTATACTGTAGCGATACAACCCTTTACGTGGTTAGAGAGAAGTAGAAACACTGTCTATGTGGATGCTTTCAACGGGGTAAATATGGCCATGGGTGGGATGCTTACGCCAATAGCCTCTATGGATCTTGCCCAAGATATGTTAAGGGGCGGGGGTCTAATCTTACTATATCCCGCCGAATACGGGGAAAGAGTAATACAGAGGGTACCATGTAAGGTCAAAGGGGTAGATGCGGAGTTTCGGGCTAACTTGAAAAGATTAAGTATATCAAATGGATTATCTCTTACAGTAGATCAAATATACTTTACTGGGGAAGGGGTAGTGGCCGTTAATAGTACTCCGACCCAAAAAGGATCAGTAACAGTAAGGCGTAGTGTTTTTCGGGGTACCCGGGGTATAGAGGTGGATAATTATCTATACGCTAATATCCACCAAAACGATGTAGGTACAGAGCAGCTAGGGGTAGATCTTAGGAGGGTTTCGGAGGTAGATGCACACTCTAATAGCATACACGGAACTATCGTGGCCTAAGGGTCGGAGGCTTTTATGGCAAATACAAAGATCGTAAAAAGTGGTAGATCCCTTGTCCGTGTGGGGCAGATAGTACCTAGTACCTTTAAGGAGAGACCTGTACTTACCCTAAGTAGTTCATATATGGTGAAGCATAGTACAGGAGCATCCATATTAGTCTATTCTGCGGAGGTAAGGGCTCCTCAGGATCTAAATGTATGCACAAAGGTAGGAGATACAGAGGTCAGGTTGGCGCCTTCCTCTGTAACTTTTAATGGGACTACTTTGACATGGCCGGAGACTTTCTTAAGTGTAAGTGTACCCTCTTACACTTATATCTTACTGGAAAGTAATACAGGGGTGATTTCACAGTCTAGTACATATCTAGATGATTATGTACTTATAGCCATAGTACAAACGAGCGGTAGCGCTATAGAAAGGATTTATAATTTCAGAGATGGCGCAAAACTTATATTTTATAAGAAACAAGTTTTTAATGGTACAGATTGGGAGTGGTCGGCAGGGGGTGCACATCCATTAGGTGCCGGGGTAGACCCCAAGTATAGTTTTGATGAGGGGATACTTACTATCCTTTTTGCAAAGAATGGGTCTTTATACAGAAGGACGGTAGATGTAGAAGGGAACATATCCGAATTCCAATATAAGGAAGATTATCCTATAAATAACAGTATAGTGCAGCCAGACCCCTTTGAGAATATTTTAAGATCGTGCCCCTGTTCCCAATCCAGCAGTAATGTTAGTGTATATGTACCCTATGCGATAAGCACACCCGCAGAAGGTAATCTTTTTAATATAGATGGAACAGTAGAAGGGTATTATGTATCCGTCCCTTACTTGATAAGTCGGGCGCAGTTAGGGTTAGGCTATAGTAGGGTAGATAGTATACAGTTATATGATGAGAACTTTATATTATTACAGACGATAGACATAGAAGATTGTGGGGATTTAATTAGACTATCAGGGAGTAGCCCCATATACTATTTAGGTTTCTCGGGGGCATATAGTGTGTACACCTCTGAGCGTTTTGCAAGTGCGTACGCTGCATCAAAAGAGTCTTCTATAGAGGTCATACCTGGTGATGAGACAGATAACTTTAAGGAGTTATCTAGGACGAATACGAGTAGTATCGAGGGCGGGTTTACTTTAACCAAAACGTTAGTATACATGAATAAGTTAACGGAGGAGAATTCTGTCTCCATGGTTTCTGCTGAGGGATATTCTATGAATACAAAAACATTTAGCGTAACAACCAAAACTGTAGAAGAAGAAGCTACGGTAAATGTGGCCTGTACAGAAAACACATTTACCATATTATAGAGGGATTTGATATGAATTTTAAAGGGGTATATGAAGCACAGTTGATACATAAAGATACTGGAGAGGTTCTACAGGAGGAACGCTTCGAGAATTTAATAACAGATACGGGGTACTCAATCCTCTTATTTGGTACGCGGCCCTCATATCTCTTTATTTATTCGGGGAGCGGGGAAGGTGGCCAAGATTATCGTAGGGTGTCTAGCCCCACGAGTGTACCAGGGTTTACTAGACAGGAGTCTAATTCTGCTAGTGAATCCAGTTTAAATAATAACAATAGCTTTCGTCTCACCTATAGCTTTGCCGCCCCTGTTACTACTATAGATATTAGTGCCTTCGGATCCGGGTCTTCCTCTATCTTATACTCTTTTGTATCCTTAACTAATCCAATAGTTCAAACCCCAGGGACTATTCTATACCTTAGTTATACTATTCATGCACTGGTCTCGAATAACTCTGCTTCAATGGGGGCGGTAAGTAATGCATGGGTGAACGCCTCTATATTAAATTGCTATATAACAGATCTTTGGATGAAGCCTATATCCTTGTTACCCCTTATTTTTTAGAGGACAAAAACAACGCAGGGCGTTCAGTTAAAATACCTGGTGGAACGACATCAGATAGAGATGCTATCATCGAACTATCCGTTGAAAGAAGTAATGATGGGTGGTCGCAATCTACAAGTCTATTTAAAGTACAAAGAACACTTCCTATAACAATTTCGCAGTATTATGGTATGCACGCGACTACTGTCTATACCATGGGAGATAGAGATGTGATAGTAGCAGCTAGCGGGAATGCTAAGAAC